CGGTCTGCGTCATCACCCTGCCGGACGGCACCACCGCCACGCCCACGGTGAGCAATACCGGAACGGGCGTTTACGAGGCCGCCTACGTCACCACTCAGTCCGGGCTCCACGGGATCGTGTGGAACGCGGCGGGGCTGATCTTCGAGGACGCGTTCAATGTCGACTCCACGGCGCTGTTCGCCCCCGTGTCCCTGACCGACGTGCGGTCACACCTGAACCTGCCGGGGGAGGACGTCACCCGCGACGCCGAGCTGACGCAGTTTCTCCTGTCGGCCACGGCAGCGATTGAGGCCCGCGTCGGCCCCCTGGCCCGCCGTCCGGTGACCGAGGTCCACAACGGCGGGGTGTCGGGGATCCTCCTGCGCCAGCCCCCCGCGCTGTCGATTGCCTCCGTCACGGAGAACGGATCGACCGTCTCGGCCTCGGGCTACACCCTCTCCCCGGGCGGGGGGGTGGTGACCCGCGTCAACGGCTACTCCCGCTCCACCTGGACGGACGGCTTCGGCAACGTGTCCGTGACCTACACCGCGGGCCGGACCTCCATCCCCGCCGACATTCGGCAGGCCGTCCTTGAGCTGGTCCGGCACCTGTGGACCACGCAGCGCGGCCAGCAGGGCAACCGCCGCCAGGACGAGTTCATCGCCGGCCAGGGCTACTCCCTGCCGAACCGGGTGCTGGAACTGATCGCGCCCTACGAACTCCCGGGCATCGCATGACCCGCATCTTTGACGTCATCGACGGCCTGCTGACCACGTTCCGCGCCGCCTCGGGCTTCACCGCCCCCGGTGGGGACGGGATCCAAGTGTTCGACGGCGTGGAGGAAATCGGGTCCGAGCCGTCCACCTACGTCGTGGTGGGGGCCCGCTCGCTGCTGGCCGACGAGGACGTGGACGACATCGCCGCGACGTCGGACGCGGAGTGGCGCACCGTCCCGATCCAGGTCGGGTCGCAGACCGAAACCGTCACCGTCCCGTGCGTGGCGACGGTGTGGACCGGGGACGGCAACGGCTCCCCGGACTTCGCGGACCTCCGGTCGGAGTTGGCCGACGTCATGGCCGACCTCGAGGCCGCGACCCGCACCACCGCAGGGCTGGGGATCGCCGCGCAGATCACCGTCACCCTGGCCCGCTTCACCCTTCGCCAAGCGTTCACGCAGAGCGGCGCACTCGTGTCCTGCGAGTTCGACGTCGAAGTCACCGCAACCAAGTAACCCCGGAGGAATCCATGCCGCAGGTCCGTTTCGTCGGCCCCGAGCCGGTCGTCGTCCCGTTCCTGGGGCGATCCGTTGACCCCGACGAGGTTGTCAACCTCTCGGACGAGCAGTTCGAGGCCCGTGATTGGGACATCCCCGGTTCGTGGGATGTCGTCGCCACCCCCAAGAAGTCCAAGGAGGACTGACCCATGTCGTTCGTTTCGGGCCTTGTGTCGCAGCTCGGTTGGGGCGTGGAGTCCACGGCCGGCACCGCCGTCACGGTCACCAAGTTCCAGCCGCACATCAGCGAGTCGATCAAGTACGAACTCAACCGCGCCCAGGGTGAGGGGCTGTACGGCTCCACCAACGGCGTCGCGCTCCTGTCGCGGCACGTCACCACCACCGGCACCGTCTCGGGCGACTTCGAGGTCGAACTGACCGACAAGGGCCTCGGCACCCTCTGGCGTGCCGCCCTGGGGTCCACCACGACCCCCACGCTGCTGTCGGGCTCGGCCTACGAGGCCGTATTCACCCCCGGCGACCAGCGGTCGGCAGGCTCGTCCCTGACGATCCAGGCGGGGCGTCCGCAGACCAACGGCACCGTCCGTCCGTTCACCTGGCGCGGGTGCAAGGTCACCGGCTTCGAGTTCGGAGGCAACGTCACCGACCCGCTCAACGCCACGTTCAGCATCGACGGATGGGCCGAGGCCACCGGCACCGCCCTGGCGACCGCCTCCTATGTCGCGGCGCAGACGCAGTTCACCGGGGCGAACCTCACCGTGAACGTGGGCGGGACCGCCTCCACGTCGGGCGGCAAGGTGAGCCTGTCGGGCTCGTCGGTCCTGTCCGGCGTGAAGGGCGTCACCGTCAAGGGCGAGAACCCCCTGGCGACGGACCGGTTCTACGCCGGTTCCGCGGGTGTGAAGTCCGAGCAGGAGGTCAACGGCTACCGCACCTACGAGATCGAGCTGGACATGGACTTCGTGGACCGGACGGTGCTGTACGACCTCTACACCGCGAACACCACCACGCCGATCCAGCTCGTGTGGGCGCTGCCGACCGCCATCACCGGCTCGGTCTACCCGACCCTGGAGGTCACGGTGGCCGCCGCGAAGATCACCAACGCCGAGGTCAACGCCGGAGGGCCGGACCTGCTGCCGCAGACCGTCACGCTCCAGGCGCTGTTCGACGGGACCAACGCGCCCTTCCAGATCCGCACTATCTCAACCGACACGGCTCTGTGACGCACGCGGCCTAGCGCCGCTCACCATCCGAAACCCCCCGATCTGCTCAACGCGGTCGGGGGGTTTCGGCATACCTGGGAACGAAAGGGAACGAACGTGGCAACGCTGCGATTTACCTACAACGGTGACCCGCTCGAAGTGGACTTCGACGGCATCCTGAACACCGAGGCCATCGAGGTCGAGAAGTACACCGGGCTCGCCTACCAGGAGTGGCTGGCCGGCCTGGACGCCCGCAACGTCAACGCCATCACCGCGCTGTATTGGCTCGCCCTCAACCGCCCCGGCCGCGATCCGGTCGCCTATCGGGACATCAAGTTCCCGATCAAGGAGTGGGGCCAGCGTGAGTGGGTCCAGGAGGCGGAAGTGGACCCTCAGACCCCCGGCAGCGAAGCCGGGGAGAACGAGCCCGCCTGACCAACGCCTACAAGGGGCTGTTTGCCGAACTGCTCGGCATCCGGCCCTGGGAGATGGACCTGCTCACCGCTGACGAGTTCGACGGACTCCGGCGCTACGTCGATCAACGGAACAAGGGGGCGTAATGGCGAACGCCAACCTGAAGGTCAACATCGTCGCGGTGGACAAGGCGTCCAAGAATCTCGACAAGGTTGGCAAGGGCTTCTCCGACATCGGCGGCATCGCCGCGGGGGTCGCTGCTGCCGGTGTGGCGGTGTTCGCCAAGCAGGCCATCGACGCCGCCTCCGACCTGGAGGAAACGCAGTCCAAGGTCGGCGTGATCTTCGGGGAATCCTCGGAGCAGGTCGAGGCGTTCGGGGACCAGGCCGCTAAGTCCATCGGCCAGTCCAAGACCGTCGCTATGAACGCGGCGGCCACCTTCGCCACGTTCGGTAAGTCGGCGGGGCTCGCCGGGGACGACCTGTCCAACTTCGCCACAGAGTTCACGACCCTTGCCTCGGACCTTGCGTCGTTCAACAACACCACGCCCGAGGAAGCCATCGAGGCAATCGGCGCGGCGCTGCGTGGTGAGTCCGAGCCAATCCGCAAGTACGGCGTCCTGCTGGACGATGCGACGCTTCGCCAAGAGGCGCTGGCGCAGGGCCTCATCAAAACCACGAAGGAAGCACTAACCCCGCAGCAGAAGGTACTGGCTGCGCAGGCGCAGATTTACAAGCAGACCAAGGACGCGCAGGGCGACTTTTCGCGCACGTCGGACGGCCTCGCCAACTCGCAGCGCATCCTCGCCGCAGAGTTCCAGGATGCACAGGCGCAGTTGGGCCAGTTCCTGCTGCCCTACGCCAAGGTGGCCGTCAGCACGTTTGGCGACATGCTCGGCATCTTCACCGAGATGGAGCCCGCGACGCAGAAGACCGTCGTCCAGATGGTCGCGCTCGGCGGTGCCGTTGCGGTCGCGGGTCCGAAGGTTCTGGACCTCGTGGCCGACTTCGGGTCAATGGTCAGGGACATGGACGCCGGCAAGGTCAGGATCGCCGCGACCACGGCGGTTATCGCGGGATTCGCCGCTGCTGGACTGTCCGCGTCTAACTCCGCTTCGGAGATGCGCGCGTCCGTGGATGACGCGATGGATTCGTTCAAGTCGTCTAACGCGGGCGACAACGTGGAGAACCTGTCCACGAAGGTCGCTGAGTTGGAACGAAAGCAGGAAGACCTGAACAACTCGTCCGGGGTGTGGGACACCCTCTCAGACGGCGTTGAGTCGTTCGGGTTCCGTTTCTCCAACGACTTCAAGCACATTGACGACCAGTTGGACGACTACCTGGCCAAGATCAGAGAGACGGAGCAGTATCACACCGCGATCTTCACGGAGGTCGCCCGCAACACGAGCCTGACCGTGGACCAAGTCCGGGAGCTCGCGCGCGTATCGAAGGTGGACCTGTCCACGGGCGTCGGCTCTGCCGCGCTCGCCCTGGAGCGGTACTACGAGGACGCCGTTCTCGGCAAGGCCAACACCGAGGAACTGGGCGACGCGCAGCGCACGCTAGGTGAAGAGTTCGCCACCGCCGAGGACAAGGTAAAGGCGTTCCGAACCGAACTGGACGCCCTGGACAACGGCTTCCTGGACCTTGACGCAGCGCGCGACAAGGCCAAGGCGTCGATTGACGCCTTCCAGGAGTCCCTAAAGGAGAACGGCGTCACCCTTGACGGCAATACCGAGAAGGGTCGGGCCAACAAGGACGCGCTGCGGCAGATTGCCGAGTCACACAAGGACGCCGCCGCCTCCGTCTTCGAGATGACGGGCGAGCAGGGCCGCGCGAACCAGGAACTGGAGAAGGGCCGCGAGGCGTTCATCAAGGCCGCCCGCGCCGCTGGCAGGACCAAGAAGCAGGCCGAAGAACTGGCCGACCAGTACGGCCTGATTCCCACGGTGATCGAAACCGAGGTCAAGGCCAAGACTGGGGGCGCAACGCGCAAGATCAACGAGTTCGTGGAGTGGGTGAACGGGCAGGTCGTCGTCATCGACGCGAAGGTCCGCACCGAGGGCCAGGAGTTCGGCGCACGTATCGACGGCGCGCGCGCTTTTGGCGGCCCCGTCACCCGCGGCTCCACTTACATCGTCGGAGAGCGCGGGCCGGAGATATTCACCGCGTCGCGCTCGGGCTACATCATCCCCAACGGCGGCGGCGGTAGCGGAGTCCCGGGTGGGGTCGTGGTGAACGTCGGCACCACCCTGGCGACCAAGCGCGAGATTGCCGAGGCCGTCACCGACGCGCTCAAGGCGTCCGGCGCGCGTGGGCTGAGGCTGGCGTGAGCGGCATCCCCGCCCTGACGGTGGAGCTGAACGGACCCCTGGGATGGGCTGACATCTCCGCCCTTGTCCTGAAGGACCAGGGGCTCACGATGAAGCGCGGACGCTCGTCGGAGTTCGACACGTCCTCCCCGGGCACCCTGTCGCTGACGCTCCGCAACGACGACCCGCTGAACCAATGGGGCATCGGCGGCAACGTCTACGACGACTGGGGATACCTGAAGAAGAACCTCAAGATCCGCGTCAAGGTCGGATCAACGCAGGTCTGGCAGGGCCGGGTCGATTCGTGGGTGTCCAAGCCCGGGCGGGCCAAGGGCGGGTCGGTGGTCGAGCTGACCGCGACGGACGACTTCAAGTCCTACGCCCGCGCGCAGTTGTACCCCTTCGCGGTGGAGACGTGCAAGGCCGACGTCGCCTGGACCGGCGGGGCGGTGTACCCGCAACTGGAGAAGATCGGTGGCGTCGGTTCCTACCTCGCCGCGCACCGTGACCCCGCCGCGTCCCGCGCCCGGATCTGGTCCGGCTCGGTGGGGGGTCGGGAGTACAACGAGGACGGGCCGCCGCACATCAAGCGCGCCATGAAGATCATCCCGCGCGGGCAGATCGGTCCGGTGCTGGAGCATCCCACGACCTGGGATCCGACGACGGTCAACGGACTGGTGTCGCTGTGGTTCCGCACGGAGGCGCAGGAGACGGCCTACCTGTTCAGCATGGAGCGGACGTCGGGCGGGACGGGCTACTTCCAGATTTGGATCGACGGCACCACGGGGCGGATCACGTTCGCCGCTGCCGGCGACTCCGGGGGTTCGATCACCGCCACCCCCTCCGGTGTCGGTGCGGACGACCTGTTCGACGGGGACTGGCACCACGTCGCGGCATGGCTCCACCCCAAGACCGGGGGGACCGAACTCCGCTACTACATCGACGGGGTGCTGCTCGGCACGCAGTACTCGGCCACCGCCACCACCATCGGATCCTCCAACCGCCGCGCGGTGTTCGGGGGCAAGCGCAACTCGGCCTGGACGGACAACTCGTTCAGCCTCAACGGGGACATCGCCTGCCCCGCGATCTGGACCGCCTCGTCGGTGTCGGACGCCCCCGCGAACTGGTACGACGACGGGATGCTCGGCGGGCCGGGGTCGCAGACGGTCACGAACCAACTCACCGGACTGGCGTCGTTCGTCGGCGCCGCCACCCCCGCCACGGCGAACCTGTCGGGGTACGACGTCGCCGGCCAGGACACCTACAAGCGGTCCCTGCTGGATTGCTACCAGGAGTTGGCCGAAAGTGAGCTAGGAGTCTTCTACTGCGACAGATTGGGTGATCCCAAGTTCCGCGGCTACGGCGCCCGCTCGTCCGGCTCGTCCGTCACGCTCACCGTCTCGGCCACGCAAGACCTGACCGCCGACGTGTCGCTGGTCCTGGACGACGCCACCTACGCCAACACCGTCCGCGCCGAGAGCCCTGCGGGATCGGTGATCCGGCACGACTCGTCCCTGGTGACCGCTGACGGGCTGCCGATTGTGGACGAGTGGAAGTCGCTGATCGAGGACGAAACCGAACTCCAGACGCACGCCGACAACCGGCTGGCGATGCGGAAGTCCAACAAGTTCCGCCTCGGCAAGATCGTGGTGGACCTGCTGACCTCCCCGAACGCCATCGAGTCCACGGCCCTCCAGCTCGTGCCCCTTGACCGGGTGCGGGTCAACGCACTTGACGCCGACATGTTCGGCGCGACGACATTCGACGGATTCGTGGAGGGCTGGGAGTTGAACGTGAGTACGGACACCTACACGGTGGCCCTTGACCTGTCCCCGGTGATCTGACATGGATCCGGTGCGCGACCTCGAGCGTCGCATCGACCGCCTGGAATCCAAGGTGGACCTTGCCGACCAGGGCATCCGTGCCGACCTCGAGGCGATCCGCGCCGACATCGAACGCATCAAGGACGCCCACGCCGGGTTCGTGCCGCTGATCCGATACATGCCGGTGGAGCGGGTCGTGTTCGGGCTGGTGGCGCTGGTGCTGATCGCTGTCACCACCGCCATCGTGTCGCTGGTGGTGAGAACGCCGTGAGTCGCCATCACCGCCGCGTTCGTGTCGTGTCCGCGCTGATCTGCGCCGCCATCGCCGTCGTGTCGCTGCTGCTGGTGGGGCTGCTGTGGCCTTACTCCGCCGTCTCCTACCCGGACGGCAACGTCGGGACCGTGGAGCCCCCCACGGTGGGCCAGGGCGGGTCGATCACCGTCACTTACCCCCGGTTCTGCAACTCGGGGCAGGACGTCCTCATTGACCGCTGGGCCGACGTTCTGGTGGACGGCCAAGTAGTGGCCGCGTTCGCCCTGCCTGCCGTCGAGTTCTTCCCGACCAAGCCCCTCGGATGCGTGGGGCCGATTGAGCAGACCGTGAGCCTGCCCAACTACGTCGTGGGCGCTCAGAACCAGGACACCACGTTCCGGCTGCGCCTGGTGACGACGTACAAGCCGAACCCGATCCGCACGGTGCGCGTGGAGTCGTTCACCGAGCCGTTCGTGATCCGCGCTAACTGAGACTCCCCCGGGGCGGCCCCGTTCCCCCGCCCCGGGGGCCTACATGGGAACGGACCAACCGAAGGGAACGCTCATGCCCGCCGCCGTCCGGTCATTCCTGACCACTCTCGCCGCGACCTTCTTGTCGCTGATCCCCGTCGCCGCCGTCCTCGAAGGCGACTTCACCTGGGCCGGTGCCGCGATCACGTCCGCCGTCGTGGCTGGCCTTCGCACCCTGCTCGCTGCCCTGGACCCGGGGATGCCGCTGTTCGGCAACGGGTCCGGTGAGTTCGGGGACGAGTGATGACGACGTGGGGCGGGGTCCGCGTCGACCCCCGCACGTCGCTGATGCTTGACGCCGCCGACCGAATCACGAACTCCACGATGCGCCCCACGCAGGGCTCCTACTCCACGTCCGTCGGGGCGTCGGCGGGGACGCACTCACGGGGCGGGGCGGTGGACCTCTCCACCCGCGGCCTGAACGCCACGGAGAAGCTGAACCTCATCCGTGCCCTGCGGACGGTCGGGTTCGCCGCGTGGATCCGCCCCTACCGCGCCGGGGTGTGGGCCGAACACATCCACGCCATTGCCATCCAGTCCGGGGGCAAGTACGACGAGGGTGTGCTGGCGCCCGCCGCACACCGGCAGGTTCAGGCCTACTACAACGGCCGGGACGGGCTCGCCGGCAACGGCCTGGACCCGCACGCCGATCTGCGGATCCGCCCTCGCACGTTCGAGCAGTACCGCGCCATGAAGTCGTTTCCGCTGGCCGATGGCCATTCGTTCGGCACGCCGAAGTCGGCCACGGTCCACGACGGCACCGCGAACCCCGAGGACGCCAAGAACGTCCAGCGGATCCAGCAGCGCCTCCGCATCCAGCCCACGGGCAGGTTCGGGACGTACACCCGCGTCAAGGTCGCCAACTACCAACTGTGGCGGGGGCTGAAGCCCACCGGCCGGGTCGGCGCCTCAACGTGGCGGCGGTTGGGGCTCTGATGGCGCTCAGGGAACGGACGCCGCAGGAAGGACCGGGATGGCGTGAGTGCGGGGTGTCATGGCTACTGCGCACTCTGGACGCCGACGACGCCGACACGCTGCGCGAGTGGCTAGGCCGCGACATCGCCGTGACCTGGATCGTTCGCCAGATCCAGGAGGAAACGGGCCTGCGGGCCGATGCGAACGCGCTGCGGCGCCACCGCCGCGGCGACTGTCAATGCTAAGGGGACGATCATGGGAACGGTCGAGCAACTCCTGGAGGATCGCGGGTCGGTCTACGGACGGCCAGAGGTCAACCACCGCCGCATCGCTGCGCTGATGAGCGCGTACCTCGAGCATGAGGTCACGCCGGAGCAGGCCGCGATGCTGGTGCTGCTGGTGAAGGTGGCGCGGCTGATCCAGACGCCGGACCACGAGGACTCCATCGACGACATCATCGGCTACGCCGAGTGCTACCGACAGATCGTGCGGGCGTCGTGAGCCTTGCCGACCGCGCCCCGCGTGGTCCGAAGATCCTCACGATTGACCTGGAGCGGCTGCCCGGACGCCTGCCCGAGCGGGACATCTGGGAGCCGCGGGACCTCAAGTACGTGAACTACATCCACCCCGACACCTGGGTCGAGCTGCCCTCCACCATCTGTTTCGCGTGGTCGTGGAATGGCGGCAAGGTCGAGTTCGCTGCTGCGTGGGACGGGGACGACCTCGCCTCGATTGCGTGGGACCTGTTCAACGACGCATCGGGGGTCCTGACGTTCAACGGCAAGCGCGCCGACGAGAAATGGCTGAAGCAGGACTGGGCGATGCGCGGCATGGTGCCCCCGTCGCCGTGGAAGTCGATCGACCTCTACATCACCGCCCGCCGTGAGTTCGCGTTCGAGTCAAAGTCGCTGCGGCACCTTTGCTCCCGCCTCGGCGTGGAGAACAAGTCGGGCCACTACTCGGTGGCCGATGCTCGCGCCGCGATGGCCGGCGACGGCAAGGCACAGCGCCGTTTGGGGCGTTACAACCGCCAGGACGTGCGCGCGACCTGGGCAGCGGGAGAGGCCCTAGGGCCGTGGATCAAGGAGTGGCCGCACCACGGGGTCTACTCCGGCCAGGAGCGGTGCTGCTGGCGCTGCGGGTCGGAAGACTTGCGTCAGGCCGACCAGGACGCCGCCACGGCGCTCACTCGGTTCGGGATGCTCCAATGCGCCGACTGTGGCGCGTGGTCCCGGCTGAACTTTCGGAAGCACAACGTCACGACGAGGGCGGCGCGATGAACGACTGCGATCTCATCATCCAAGTTTCGTTCAACGACATGTGCCTGACCGTGAACCACGAGGGCCGATCCGGCGACCTCGCGCTGATGCAGGCGACCTTGCTCGTCCTGCCCGAGCGGTGGTCGGAGGCCATCGCAGCCACGTTCACCATCACCGCCGCCGAGCCCGACGATGATCCGGCTTAGCCTCACCATCGGGTCGCTGCGGGTCACGTTCTTTGCCATCGAGGACGACGACGACACCTACGGCGGTGCCGGTGTGTCATCCGACGTGAGCCTCGCGCCCGGGTTCGTCCCGCCGACACCGTGGTACGACGACGAGGACTGATCCGACCAGTTGCCGACCAGCCCCCTGCCTTCGGGCGGGGGGCCTTTTCGGCGTTCTAGGAGCGGCGAACGGCCCACACGATCAGACCGACGACCGCCGCGATCGGGATGGCCACCAGGGTCAGGACGAGGATTTCGCTGCCTCTCAACATGGCGATACCGTAGCGGCATCAGGCGATGGATCGGACCACTTCGGCCAGCCGCTCGTCCGCGACCGCCGTGTACCGCGCCGTCGTCGTGGGGGAGGCGTGGCCGAGCAGGATCTGGACCGACCGCAGGTCCCCCGTAGCCGCCAGGGCTCGGGTGGCGAAGGCGTGCCGCAGGGTGTGGGCGGTCCAATGCGGGCCGAGCAGCCGGGACATGCGCCGGGACACTGAGTCGGGCTTCATCGGTCCGTTCCGACCGGGGAACACCCAGCCGTCCGGCAGGCCCTCCAGCTCGGGCAGGATCGCCGGGTGGATCGGCACGGAGCGGATCTTGCCGCCCTTGCCGTGGACGCGGATCGTCCCGTCCTGGATGTCCTCGCCGCGTAGTCGGGCAATCTCACCGCAGCGGAGCCCCGCGTAGGCGCCGAGCAGCAGCATCACCCGTTCCCGGCCGTCAGCGCGCGCCAGGGCGTCCCGCATCACGTCCCGAGGGGTCGGCCTAGGGGTGCCCGCCTTCGCCCGCACGGAGGGCAGGTCGGCCGCCGGATCGGTGGGGACAATGCCGTTGCGCGACGCCCACCGGAAGTACCCGACGACGGTGGCCCGCGCCGAGCGGCGGGACTCCTGCCCCCAGCGGGGGTTCGTGATGTACGCCACGAGGTCGTCCGGGGTGATGCTCAACGGCCCGTCGTGGAGTCGGGCCAGTTGGGTCAGGTAGTGCCGTCGTTGCCGGACGGTCCCTTCACTTACGCCGACCGCCGCCCACGCGCAGTACCGGTCGATCTGCCACCGTTCCATTGACATCCCCCATGTCAGTCAAGCCGCCTTTGCGTTCGTGGGGATGTCGGCCGGAAAGGGGGGGAGGTTTACACTCGTTTTCGGGTTCGCCAGGTAGACGGGCGCGACTGTCGGAAGGTAACCGGCAGGTTCCTGGTTCGAGTCCAGGCGGGGGAGCCCAACCAGAAAGTCGTCCACCGTGACGCCCAGCCAGTCGGCCAGGATCAGCAGCTCCGACACCTTCCAGTCCGTGTCGCCGCTGATCCGCTTGCTCACCGAGCCCTGCGGCAGATGGAGGACCGTGCCGGCGCCCTGCTGGGTCCGGCCGTGCCGAGCGATCTCTGCCCGGACGTTCGCGCCGATGGCGGCGTTGATTCTGCTCATGTCCTGACCTCCTGTACGCGGGTGGGGAAGTCCCCGCACTCAGGACGGTAAGTCATTCCGACACGCCGCGCTAGATAACTTGCGGCAATATTCCTTGACGTGATACAACTTCACCCATGGGAACGAACGAAGCCGCGAATATCCGCGCGGAGATGGCCCGGAACGGCCTGACGCAGAGGGATCTGGCGGCGCTCCTTGGCCTGTCTCAGCCCACCGTCTCGGCCCGCCTGAGGGGTCGGACGGACTTCACCGTCTCCGAGGTCCGCGCCATCGCGCGCTGGCTCGGGGTGCCCGTCGCGGTGCTGATCCGGGAGGACGCGGCATGAGGACGCGCGCCGACTTCGAGTCGCTGTTCACCCGCACGGAGGGCTGCTGGCTCTGGCAGGGCCGGGTTGACGCCGCTGGTTACGGGCGGATCTGGCTGGACACCTACGCGCACCGCGAGGCGTGGGAGCGGGCCAACGGCCCCATCCCGCCCGGTCTGACCATCGACCACATCTGCGAGGTCAAGACCTGCGTCAACCCCGCGCACCTTCAGGTCGTCACGCGGGGCGAGAACTGCGCGCTTGCCCGCCTTCGCCGGACTCACTGTCCGAAGGGCCACCCCTACGACGAGGCGAACACCTACCGCTGGTCGGGCAACGGCAACCGCCAATGCCGGACCTGTCGCCGCGAGCGTCACCGCACCTAACGACGAACGCGGACCGAGGTCGAGTCGGCCCGCGTTCAGCCCCCCGGAATCCAACAACGAAGGGCACCGCACATGCTACACGAAACGGAGTGCGCGGCATGACCGCCACCGAACGGCGCAAGGACGCCGACATTCGCACCGCGCTCGGCCTGCTGATGGAGGCCCGCGGCCTGCTGCTGCTCCACGGCCACTCGGCCCCCGCGCAGTTGATCGACCTCGCCTACGACATGGCCGCTACGGACTCGGGCGTCACCGAGTACCCCGTGGACGTGGTGCCCGCATGAGCTTCGCAGAGGGCTACATCGACGTCGCCACCCGCATCGGGGAGTTCCGCGCCCTGTACCCCGGGGGCTCCCTCCAGCCCGCCGACCCCGCGCACCCCTACCGCATCGAGACGGTGGACGGGCAGACCTGGATTGTCGTGGTCGCCGCCGCCTTCCGCCACGACACCGACCCCTGCCCGGGCGTCGGGATGGCGTGGGAGCAGTACCCCGGCCGCACCCCGTACACGAAGGGGTCGGAACTCCAGAACGCCGAAACGAGCGCCTGGGGCCGCGCCATCGTCGCCGCGCTCGCCGCTGACACGAAGCGGGGCGTCGCATCGGCCGATGAGGTTCGCAATCGGCAGGCCGAGCGTTCCGCCGACGACGACCTGAACACGCTGCTGGACACGCTGGACCAGCAGACCGACATCCCCCGCCTGCGGTGGGCGTTCGGCGTGGCGAAGTCCCTGGGCCGCGACGACGACGCCGAAGCGATCCGCCAGCGCGCCGAGGCGGTGAAGTCGTGACGATCCAGCCCTGGTACATCAGCCTCCACGGCGACACCTGGCAGCCCGCCCCCGTCGAGGACGCCGCCCGCGCCCTGCTCACCGGCTACATCGCCGCCGCCGAACCGCCGCTCCACCGCATGGCCGCCCGCGCCCTGGAGTGGAACGAGGACCGCCGCTACTACGAGCCCGAGGACCTGGAGCGGGCCGTGATCGAGGTCCGGGCGCAGCGGCGGGTCGTGTACGTCCCCGACGACGAGCTGGACGACTTCCACGCGGCGTGTGCGCGGTGGTTGCCGTGACCGACCTGACCCCCGTCGCAGTTGAGGAACACATCCGGCAACTGGCGAACCGGATCGCCGGCAGCGCCTCGGTGTGCGCCGACCGCTACGCCGCGTTCCTGAACGCCGACCACGAGTTCGACACCGCGTTCGCCCGCGCGTACATGCGCCACGACGGCCCCCAGCAAGAGAAGCGGTACGCGGCGACCCTGGCGACCGAGGCCGAGCGGTCCAAGCGCGACACCGCCGACGCCGCCTACCGCTACGCCGACCGGCTGGCGAAGGCGCTGGAGGCCGAGCTGCGGGCCTACCAGTCCCTCGGCGCGTCGATCCGCACGCAGTACGCCATCGCAGGAAGGGGTGAGTCGTGAGCCTGTCCGAGCCGTCCCGGCAGTTCACCGACCAGGCCG